GTTAAATCCAAAAGCATACATATATCAATGATGCTAAATCTCACAGCTAACCCTTCCGCCGGCACTACAGTCACTGTAGACTTGCCCGCGGACCACCCGGCCCTGAACCAGTTCAAGACTGCGTTTCCAGGGTTCGAAGTGGTGGCCAGCAACCGGTCGTCCAACGACCATGCCGCCGCCAGAGCTTTCTCCCACTTGGCTACCAAGTGGATTGAGCGCGACATCGATGGCCGTCAGGTCATCGTTGCCGACATAGGGAGCGCACCAGCGAGAAGAGTCGGGGCACCCGATAATGTCACATACCACAGTGTGTGTCCTCGCAAATGCGCTGAAGACCCTGAGAGGCTGGCTTCTTACGCCAGGAAACTTGTCAGGGCTGTGGAGAAAGGAGATGGACACCTCGTCAGTGATAGAATCACTGACTTGAAGGACGTCCTGGAGAACCCGGATACGTCACTGGAAACCACCAGTATCTGCCTGAACGACGACGTGAGTTGTAAAGTAAAGGCCGATATTGCTGTGTACCAGGATGTGTACGCAGTTGACGCGCCGTCTACCATCTACGCTCAAGCCGACAAAGGCACGCGAGTGGTATACTGGATCGGGTTCGAGCCGTTCGTGTTCCACACGGACGCTATGGCGGGCAGCTTCCCGCTATATGACGCCAACTGGAGCGACTCGGCGGTACTGGCAGCAAAAAATCTGCCACTGTGCTACTCAGGGTTATCGGAGGATTCCATTAAATGGAGATTCCGTTTCCGTGACAAGCCACTGGTACCGTCTGGAGAAATCCACTACTCGGTGGGTAGCACCCACTACGTTGAGGACCGAGACAAGCTGAAAAGCTGGCACCTGCCTTCTACCTTCCACTTCGTGGCACCCAACAAGTACACATGCCGTTGCGATACGGTAGTGAGCTGTGGTGGCTACGTGGTGAAGAAGATCACGATTTGTGAAGGCATTGTTGGTAGACCCGCGAATGAGGAACTGGCCACCTCGTACCACCGTGATGGAGTGGTGGTGACCAAGTTCTCAGACACGATCAACCACGAACAGGTGTCGTTCCCAGTGGTGACCTACATCCCTGCCGTCATCTGTGACCAGATGACCGCCATGACGGCTGACCCCGTCAAGTATCCGGATGTCGTCAAACTGCTGGTAGGACTCAACCAGAGGATCGTGGTCAACGGGACCACCGTCCGGAACGTCAACTCCATGGATAACTCGCTGATTCCCGTATTTGCTCGCGCATTGTGCAGCTGGGCAGACGAAGCTCGGCGGGACATGGAGGACGAACAGGACATGTACGGTGTCACGTCTGTCACCACATGGATCTGTATCTGCAGAGCGTATGATAAACGCCAGCAGCATACCTTCTACCGTAGGCCCAAGCAGTCCTCAGGCATCTATGTGCCTGCTAAGTTCACAGGATCGCTGAGAGCCTCCCTCTCCGCCACATACCTTAACCTGCCTCTGAAGCAACTGCTGCTCAACACGCTCAAACGTGCGATCAAACCTGGGGATCAGGCCCTCGCAGATGAGACAGAAGCACGCGCACACGATGCAGCTGAGGTGCACGAGCTGACAGAGGAAGAGGGTAGGCAACAGGCCGCCAACCCTAGTTACATCGCAGATGTGCTAGGACAGGACGACGAAGAGGAAGTCGATGACGGAATGTCTAATGTGGACCTTGGCGAAGAAGACGGGGTGGGTTCTACCATCATTGACTGCCAAAGAGGTACCGTGAAAGTGATCACGGCTTTCGGTGACAACACAATGGGAGAATACTTAGTACTATCCCCGGTAACTGTGTTGCGCACCAGGAAACTGGCCGTGCTGCTCGGACCGCTCGCAGAAGAAGTGATGCAGTACGTCCACAAGGGCCGGACGGGACGTTACGCCATCGAGAAGAACAACTTGAAGGTACTCATCCCTACGGGAGTGTCCCTCAAGACGGCTCACTTTCAGGCCCTTACTGAAAGTGCTACCTTGACCTACAATGACTACCTGTTCACATGCCGTACGCTCGATCAGCTGGCAACAAGAGGATCTGCGAAAAACACTGACGAAGTCTACTACAAGCTTGTTGACGCCGCTAAGGCGAAGGATGAATACGTTTACGAATTGTCCTCCAAGCAGTGCGTCAAGAAAGAAGATGCAACAGGCACAGTCCTTCAAGGGGACATATGCAATCCGCCTTACCACCAGTTTGCCTTCGAGGCGCTGCGTAAAAGGCCGGCTCACACACACGACGTCCACACGATTGGCATCTACGGGGTTCCGGGTGCAGGAAAAACCGCTATCATCACAACCGAAGTAACCACACGCGACTTGGTCGCTAGTGGAAAAAAAGAGAACTGTGAGGACATCAAGCGGTGCGTGTTGGAGAGACGCGGCTTAAAAATAGCCGCACGTACGGTTGACTCGCTGCTCTACGGTGCATACCGAGGAGCGGTCGACACGCTGTACGTTGACGAGGCTTACGCCTGTCACTCGGGCACTCTGCTCGCCTTGATCGCTGCGGTAAGACCGACGGGAAAGGTGGTGCTTTGTGGTGACCCTAAACAAGTCGGATGTGTGAACCAGCTCCAGATGCGGATGCATTACAATCACGAGATCAGTGACCGCGTTCTGCGGAAGAACATCTCCCGCCGTTGCACTCATACGCTTACGGCCATTGTTTCAAACCTCAATTATGAAGGTAGAATGAAGACTACGAACCCGTGCAAGAAGCCGGTATTGATTGATACAACCGGGTCTACCAAGCCTGACAAAGAAGCGTTGGTATTGACGTGCTTCCGCGGGTGGGTCAAAGATTTAAAAATTCTCTACCCACACAACGAGCTCATGACTGCGGCTGCCTCACAGGGTCTGACTCGTGAAAAGGTGTACGCCGTTCGTTGCCGCGTCACGTCGAACCCACTCTACGAGCCGACTTCTGAGCACATTACTGTCCTTCTGACGCGCACTAACGACGAACTGGTCTGGAAGACACTGCCAAACGATCCGCTGATCCCTATACTCTCCAAGCCCCCGAAAGGAGACTACTCCGCCACCATGGAGGACTGGGAGGATGAGCACAACGGTATCTTGGCGGCTCTCAGAGAAGCATGTGTCCCACGGATGAACTTCGCGCACGGGAAGCGTAACACCTGTTGGGCAGTTACAAGCAGCCGGGTGCTGCACGAGGCAGGCGTCCTGATAACGCCGGAGGACTTCAACCGCATCTTTCCGGCGTTCCGAGAGGACAAGCCGCATTCGGCTTTGGCAGCCTTGGATGCTGTCGCCGCTCTAGTGTGGGGCCTGGATACATCTTCGGGCATCTTGAGTGGAAAAGGCAGTTTCATGCGTCTGGAGAACAGCCATTGGAGCAATTCCAACAGAGGGTATGAGTATGGCCTCAACCTGGACGCACTGGAAGGCTACGAGATCGCCAACCCACGCATGATTAAAGCGCTTAAACAACGGCGCGGGCGTGAATGCTACGACATCGAAACGGGCAAGTTGGTGCCTATGGATCCTGGTAGGGTCCAAGTGCCGATTAACCGGGTTGTGCCCCATGTGCTTGTGGACACTTCCGCAGCGGCCAAACCAGGTTTTCTGGAAAACAGGCTCTCAGTTGACAGATGGGACCAAGTGCACAGCTTCAAAACAAGAGCAGCAGTCAAGTTTGCAGAGCTGACGAAGCGCGTCTCATACAACTCAGTTCTCGACCTTGGGGCCGCCCGGGGAGGAGTGACCGACTACTGCGTGAAGAAGGGTAAGACCGTTACATGTGTCTCCGAACAGTGGGACTCTAAGCCGAGAGGCGCTGTGGTCATTACAGCCGACATCAACGGCCCACTTAACAACCTAGGCATCTTCGACCTGGTGTTTTGTGACGCAGCCGGACCACGACGCTATCACCACTACGCGCAGTGCGAAGACCACGCGCGGCGGTCCACATCAGCATGTAAACACGGGGTGGAGCGCACAGCCAAGGGCGGAGTATTCATTGTGAAGGCGTACGGAATGGCAGACCGCCGGACAGAGAGGGCAGTGGAATGCACAGCGAGGTATTTCAAGTCCGTCTCGGTCGAAAAACCCGTCTCCTCCCGCATAACCAACGTGGAAGTCTTTTTTAAATTTTCCGGACGCTGTCGCCCGCATGCTCGTTCCATTGCACACTTGGGCCCTCAACTGACCGACATCTATGCTCGCACGAGGAAGGCGTACAAAATGCTGGCGAGAGGAAGTGTCGCTGACAAGGTGAAAGTGGCAGAGATCCTCAACTCGATGGTAGGAGCCGCGCCGGGCTACAGAGTCCTCAACAAGAACATCATCACTGCCGAAGAAGAAGTCTTGGTTAATGCCGCCAACAGCAACGGCAGACCCGGCGACGGTGTGTGTGGTGCGCTCTACGGCGCATTCGGGGACGCTTTCCCCAACGGTGCGATCGGCGCGGGAAACGCGGTCCTGGTCCGAGGACTCGAGGCCACCATCATCCACGCAGCCGGAGCTGATTTCAGAGAGGTCGATGAAGAAACCGGTGCGCGACAGCTGAGAGCAGCATACCGCGCGGCGGCTACCTTAGTCACTGCTAACGGTATTACCAGCGCTGCCATCCCTCTGCTGAGTACACACATCTTTTCCAACGGTCGAAACAGACTGGAACAGTCCTTCGGCGCACTAGTGGAGGCGTTCGACACGACAGAGTGCGACGTCACCATCTACTGCCTGGCCAACAACATGGCCGCGAGGATCCAGCAACTAATCGACGATCACGCTCGCGAAGAGTTCGACGAGGAAGTGGTTGTGGAAGAGGAAGAGGAACACGAAGCTAATGCGATGTGTGACACGGAGACGCTGTCCAGCTTCGGCGACGAAACGGTGTGGGTGCCCAAACATAGTACTCTGGCCGGAAGACCGGGATATAGTGCCACTTACGGCGACCGCAGATCTCTTTTTGTCGGCACGAAGTTCCACCGTGCCGCAGTTGCTATGTCGTCAATCGAAGCGGCTTGGCCTAGGACCAAAGAAGCCAATGCCAAACTCATCGAGTACATACGAGGGCAACACCTCGTTGACGTCCTAAAAAGTTGTCCAGTCAACGACATACCGGTAGGTAGACCGCCTTCTAGCCTGCCCTGCGGTTGCATTTATGCCATGACCCCGGAACGGGTCACAGTGCTGAAGCAAAGGCCGCAAGAAGGTTTTGTGGTATGCAGTGCATTCAAACTGCCGCTCACCAACATCCAAGACGTCACCAAAGTGGAGTGCACGGTGAGAGCACCTGCAGAGGAACCTAGACCGGTGCGCTACTTGCAAGAGAGGCGCCCAGTGCAGGCCGCCGCGAGGCAGCCCAGGCCGGCAATTGTGGCTGCCAGCGTCGCCGGCACAGCCACGAGTCGCCGCACACCCGCGCCGGGCTCGGTGCAGGTGCGCCTACTGCCGCCAAGAGACGGCACGGTATCCCGCAGTTCTCGCACGAGTTCGCAGTCCAGCGTCACCTCGTCAGCGGGACCCATAATGCCGGTGCCCCGAAGGGCGCCAGTCGCGCCAGCGGCATCATTGGCGGGCAGCGTCCACAGCCATAGTGTGCGCAGCGCCCCTGCCATTCTGAGGGCCGCCAGCACAGGAGCCAGAAGCGTGCGCAGTGTCCAGTCCGGCTTAACCGGGCACAGAGATGATGCCGTTAGCGTCGCCGGTTCGGTGAGACAGCCCAGTGGGCCGCCCAGCAGCGTGAGCACGCCCGCCGCGCCTAGAGGGCTAACACGGGAACAGTTCGGCGCCGTAAGAGCTAGGGCCCGCAGGGACCTAGAGTTGGAGGGATCGGAGCATGGCAGCCAGGCCAGCTTCCGTTCCGGCTCGCTGGTGGTGGGGAGCACCGCCAGTAGCTACAGCCAACGTCCTGACGACCAGGACACGGGCTCTGAACCCTCAGGCCGCGGCGCCGCCGTGAGGACACGGCGCAGAGGGCAACGTGACGGCCCCGGAGGGTATATATTCTCTTCTGACCAAGGTACAGCTCATCTCAGCCAGCATAACACCCAGACAAACAACACTACGGAGGTGTTGATGAGAACGTCGGTACTGCCAAGTAACGACCATGGTACTCCAGATCTGCTTGCAGAGATGAAGAAGAGGCTGGCGTACCAGATGCGCCCCACTCAAAAGAACAAGAGTCGCTACCTGTCCGCGAAGGTCCACAACATGAAACACAAGATCGTTCAATGTTTGCAGCGAGGTGCCGGGCACTACCTGAGAGAGCAACATGCTCTGCCGCTGTGGAAAAACACCTTTCCTAAGCCCAGGTACTCCGACGCCTGCGTGGTGAAGTTCGAGAGTGTCAATACAGCGATTGTTGCAGCCAACATGTTCATAGGGTGCAACTACCCCACTTTAAGCTCGTTCGGAGTCACGGACAAGTACGACGCTTATTTGGACATGGTTGATGGGCTCAACTGCAACCTCGACACAGTGACGTTTGAACCTGCTAAGGTGCGTTCTCTGCCGAAGAAATCAAAGTATAACCAGCCGCTCATACAGTCCCAAGTGCCCGGTCCTATGGCATCTACTCTGCAAAGCATCCTTATGGCCGCCACCAAACGCAACTGCAACGTCACGCAGATGAGAGAGCTCCCTACCATGGACTCAGCGGCAATGAACGTGGAGGCTTTCAAGAAATTTGCCTGTAAAGACACCGACCTGTGGACTGAGTTCGCAGAAAAACCCGTAAGGTTGTCGCCCGGCCAAATTGAAGAGTACGTCTTTCACTTACAAGGGGCTAAGGCCAACGTGATGCACAGCAGAGTCGAAGCCGCATGCCCTGACCTTTCGGAGGTGGCTATGGACAGATTCACACTGGACATGAAACGCGACGTTAAAGTGACGCCGGGCACGAAACATGTAGAGGAGAGACCCAAGGTTCAAGTGATTCAGGCGGCCGACCCTATGGCCACCGCGTACTTGTGCGCTATCCATAGAGAGCTAGTCCGAAGGTTGAAAGCCGTCCTAAAACCATCCATACATGTGTTGTTCGACATGAGTTCCGAGGACTTCGACGCTATCGTAGGCCACGGGATGAAGCTGGGCGACAAGGTGCTGGAAACGGACATCTCCTCATTCGATAAGAGCCAGGACCAGGCCATGGCGGTTACGGCGTTGATGCTGCTGGAAGATTTGGGCGTAGAGGAGGATCTCCTGACCCTCATCGAGGCGTCCTTCGGCGACATCACTTCTGTCCACCTGCCTACAGGCACCAGATTCCAGTTTGGATCGATGATGAAGTCCGGGCTTTTCCTGACGTTGTTCGTGAATACGCTGCTTAACATCACCATAGCCGCCCGAGTCTTACGGGAGCAGCTGGCTGACACCAGGTGCGCCGCGTTTATTGGCGACGACAACGTCATAACCGGAGTAGTGTCCGATGATATGATGGTGGCCAGGTGCGCGTCCTGGCTGAACATGGAGGTGAAGATCATGGAAATGGAGATCGGCGATAGGAGTCCTTATTTTTGTGGCGGCTTCCTGTTACTCGACACGGTAACAGGCACTGTAAGCCGAGTGTCGGACCCTGTAAAACGCCTGATGAAGATGGGAAAACCAGCCTTGAACGATCCGGAAACGGATGTGGACAGATGCCGCGCATTGCGCGAAGAAGTGGAAAGCTGGTACAGAGTGGGGATTCAGTGGCCACTGCAGGTGGCCGCCGCTACACGCTATGGCGTGAATCACCTGCCGTTAGCCACAATGGCGATGGCCACGCTCGCCCAGGATCTGAGATCGTACTTGGGCGCGCGAGGGGAGTACGTATCCCTCTACGCCTAACCTTAATATTTTCTGCATCATACTCTCAACCAACCATGTTTCCCATGCAATTCACCAACTCAGCCTATCGCCAGATGGAGCCCATGTTCGCACCGGCTTCTCGAGGACAAGTACAGCCGTATCGGCCGCGCACAAAGCGCCGCCAAGAGCCGCAAGTCGGCAACGCTGCTATTGCTGCCCTCGCGAACCAGATGAGCGCGCTCCAGCTGCAGGTGGCTGGACTTGCCGGCCAGGCAAGGGTGGACCGTCGTGGACCGAGACGTGTTCAGAAAAACAAGCAGAAGAAGAAGAACTCTTCCAACGGAGAAAAACCCAAGGAGAAGAAGAAGAAGCAAAAACAACAGGAGAAGAAAGGGAGCGGCGGTGAAAAAGCCAAGAAGCCGCGGAACCGGCCCGGGAAGGAGGTAAGGATCTCCGTAAAGCGTGCCCGACAGAGCACCTTCCCCGTGTACCATGACGGTGCCATATCCGGCTATGCGGTGCTGATTGGCTCCCGCGTGTTTAAGCCAGCGCACGTGAAGGGTAAGTTCGACCACCCCGAACTGGCGGACATCAAGTTCCAGGTCGCCGAGGTCATGGACCTCGAAGCAGCCGCATACCCTAAGTGCATGCGAGACCAGGCGGCTGAACCAGCAACCATGATGGATGGAGTGTACAATGGGGAGTACGGCAATATTCAGGAGTGGAGGACAATTTTGTATTCGATGCGAGCGGCAGAGGCAAGCCGGGGTGACAGTGGCAGGCCATTCACCGACAACTCAGGAAAGGTTGTCGGTATCGTCCTCGGAGGAGGACCCGATGGTAGGCGCACACGTCTCTCCGTGATAGGTTTCGACAAGAAGCTGAAGGCCAGAGAGATCGCCTACAGCGAGGCCATCCCTTGGACACGCGCACCAGCTCTCCTGCTGCTGCCTATGGTCATCGCCTGCACCTACAACTCCAATACCTTTGATTGCTCCAAACCGTCCTGCCAGGATTGTTGCATTACTGCTGAACCAAAGAAGGCCATGACTATGCTGAAGGACAACCTGAATGACCCGAACTACTGGGACCTGCTCATTGCCGTCACCACCTGCAGTTCCGCCCGAAAAAAGAGGGCTGTGTCTACGTCGCCTGTCGCCGTTTACGACACACAAATTCTCGCCGCCCACGCAGCTGCCTCCCCGTATAGGGCGTACTGCCCCGATTGTGACGGAACTGCCTGCATCTCGCCGATAGCTATCGACGAGGTGGTAAGTAGCGGTAGTGACCACGTCCTTCGCATCCGGGTCGGTTCTCAATCGGGAGTGACCGCTAAAGGCGGTGCGGCGGGTGAAACCTCTCTGCGATACCTGGGAAGGGACGGTAAGGTTTACGCCGCGGACAACACGCGGCTCGTGGTGCGCACCACTGCAAAGTGTGACGTGCTGCAGGCCACTGGCCACTACATTCTGGCCAACTGCCCAGTGGGGCAGAGTCTCACTGTTGCGGCCACACTGGACGGTACCCGGCATCAATGCACCACGGTTTTCGAACATCAAGTAACGGAGAAGTTCACAAGAGAACGCAGCAAGGGCCACCACCTGTCCGATCTGACCAAGAAATGCACCAGGTTCTCCACCACCCCGAAGAAGTCCGCGCTCTATCTCGTTGATGTGTATGATGCTCTGCCGACTTCTGTAGAGATCAGCACCGTGGTGACATGCAACGAAAGACAGTGCACAGTGAGGGTGCCACCCGGTACCACAGTGAAATTCGATAAGAGGTGCAAGAACGCTGCCAAAGAGACCGTCACCTTCACCAGCGACTCCCAGACGTTTACGTGCGAGGAGCCGGTCCTAACGGCCGCCAGCATCACCCAGGGCAAGCCGCACCTCAGATCGTCAATGTTGCCCAGCGGAGGCAAAGAGGTGAAAGCGAGGATTCCATTCCCGTTCCCGCCAGAGACTGCGACTTGCAGAGTGAGCATCGCCCCACTGCCATCGATTACCTATGAGGAAAGCGATGTTCTGCTGGCCGGCACTGCGAAATACCCCGTGCTGCTAACTACACGGAACCTTGGTTTCCATAGCAACGCCACATCTGAATGGATCCAGGGTAAGTACCTGCGCCGCATCCCGGTCACGCCCCAAGGGATTGAACTAATGTTGGGAAACAACGCACCGCTGCACTTCTGGTCATCTGTCAGGTACGCATCTGGAGACGCCGACGCGTACCCCTGGGAACTTCTGGTGCACCACATCAAGCACCATCCGGAGTACGCGTGGGCGTTTGTAGGAGTTGCATGTGGCCTGCTGGCCGTTGCAGCATGCATGTTCGCGTGCGCATGCAACAGGGTGCGGTACTCTCTGCTCGCCAACACGTTCAACCCGAACCCACCACCATTGACCGCACTGACTGCAGCATTGTGCTGCATACCTGGGGCTCGCGCGGATCAACCCTACCTGGACATCATTGCCTACTTGTGGACCAACAGCAAAGTGGCCTTCGGGCTGCAATGCGCGGCGCCCGTGGCTTGCATGCTCATCGTTACATACGCCCTTAGACATTGCAGATTGTGCTGCAATTCTTTTTTAGGGGTAAGAGGGTGGTCGGCTCTGCTGGTCATCCTTGCGTATGTACAGAGCTGCAAGGCGTACGAACACACCGTGGTGGTCCCAATGGATCCAAGAGCCCCGTCGTACGAGGCGGTGATAAACCGGAATGGGTATGACCCCCTGAAGCTTACCATCGCAGTGAACTTTACCGTCATCTCACCAACTACGGCTCTGGAATACTGGACCTGTGCAGGAGTCCCTGTCGTCGAGCCGCCCCATGTGGGCTGCTGCACGTCAGTGTCCTGCCCCTCCGACCTCTCCACGCTGCACGCGTTCACCGGCAAAGCCGTCTCCGACGTGCACTGCGATGTGCACACGAACGTGTACCCCTTGTTGTGGGGTGCGGCTCACTGCTTCTGTTCCACTGAAAACACGCAGGTCAGCGCTGTGGCCGCCACCGTTTCTGAGTTCTGTGCTCAGGACTCAGAGCGCGCCGAGGCGTTCAGCGTTCACAGCAGCTCAGTCACTGCAGAGATTCTGGTGACGCTTGGTGAAGTGGTGACGGCGGTCCACGTTTACGTGGACGGGGTAACATCAGCCAGGGGTACCGACCTCAAGATCGTGGCTGGCCCAATAACAACTGACTACTCCCCGTTTGACCGCAAAGTAGTCCGTATCGGCGAAGAGGTCTATAATTACGACTGGCCTCCTTACGGGGCTGGTCGACCAGGCACATTCGGAGACATTCAAGCTAGGTCAACCAACTATGTCAAACCCAATGATCTGTACGGGGACATCGGAATTGAAGTACTGCAGCCGACTAATGACCACGTGCACGTGGCTTACACGTATACGACCTCTGGGTTGCTGCGTTGGTTGCAGGACGCTCCGAAACCACTCAGTGTCACAGCACCGCACGGTTGTAAGATCAGTGCTAACCCGCTCCTGGCCCTCGATTGTGGGGTTGGTGCCGTCCCCATGTCCATCAACATTCCGGACGCGAAGTTCACCCGCAAACTAAAGGACCCGAAACCTTCGGCCCTGAAATGCGTGGTGGACAGTTGCGAGTACGGGGTGGACTACGGGGGCGCCGCCACGATCACCTACGAGGGCCACGAGGCTGGGAAGTGCGGGATCCATTCCCTGACACCAGGAGTCCCTCTGAGAACATCAGTGGTTGAAGTAGTTGCCGGCGCTAATACCGTCAAAACGACCTTCTCCTCACCCACGCCCGAGGTTACACTCGAGGTAGAGATCTGTTCGGCAATAGTGAAGTGCGCCAGTGAGTGCACTCCACCGAAGGAACACGTAGTCGCAGCCAGGCCTCGCCATGGCAGCGACACTGGAGGCTACATCTCCGGGCCCGCAATGCGCTGGGCCGGAAGGATTGTAGGGAACCCTAGTGGTCCTGTTTCCTCATCCTTGGCCGTCACCTACTGCGTGGTGAAGAAGTGCCGCTCTAAAAGAATCCGGATAGTCAAGAGCTAAATTCCGGTATACAAATCGCTCACTAGGAGCCCATCCGAACCCACAGGGAGTAGGATGAGTCATCTATTGGTTTTTAAAATTTTCAAT